TAAACTACTAGTTGACAAAACTTGTCCGTGATGACATTAAAATACAAAGTCCGAAATGACCCAAAACTACAATCCAATGTATACCTCTGACGCTAGGCGTCGTAAAACATAATTCCTTCAGTTTGCAGAAGATAGTGTAATGCAAGTAATAAAATATCAGCGAGCTCGTCTAGCTGACACTTAATTAGTGACAATACGAGTGTTTCCTTATACATACATAAGGTTGGTTTTCCATAAAAAATTACTATTTAAAAAATTCAACCACCCACTGAGATTGACATGCAAAATGATGTTTCCTATTCCCGACCTCAAAAACATGTTTGAGCCCTCACTTCCCAAGGGCCCTGCTGATCTGTCCGATCAGCTTGTATCCAGAAAGACAAAGACCAATATATTAGAGATAGCTTCAACAGCTATGAAGAATAGATTGGCCACCTCTGCTAGTTCTAGTAGATGTACTGCTGAAATCATGCAAATGAAATTGGCTAATCGTGAGGCGAGTGTCGCTCCCTCAGATTTAACACCAACTACAGCATCTGTGAATAGTAAAAATGCAAAAAGACGTAAGAAAAAACAAAACGCGTTTACGGTTGCAAAGGATGAGACAGTTGATGACATGAAAATTGTCACAATTGTTGTTGACACAATAGCTTATGAGTCAGTGTTTTTAGACTGTTCAGACAGTAAAAACCCAGTTGTAGCCCGGTACGATGAGTCATTTGAGTATTGTGTAGTAGAGTGTGATCTGCCTATTGAGAACGTTGTTCAAGACAACATGGGTTACTACGTTTCTCTTTTAAATAAGGGACGTTCCATGTTGGCTGCATCAGCTTTTGTTCAGCGCAGTTTACCTCAATCCCACCGTGATATTGGTTATATGGATACACGTAGTAATTACATTTTTGTGCCTTTATTTAAAGAGTTGACTCATTTATTTAAAGCACATCGTGAAGATACTAGTATCCAGAGTTCACATACTCAAGCCATTAAAAACGTAGTTAGTGCATTTAAAAATAAAATTAAATTACCCCTGAGTCAGGAGTTTATTGACGCTTTTTCAGCCATTTGTGATTACACTGAAGCTTATTATAGAGTAGGTGTCCGGTTATCAAATGGTTCCACACGAGCACAAAGTAATTTACAGCTACCTGGTGTAATCACCAAGCTTACAAGTTTGGTTGTTCGCACCGAGTGTGTTCAAGTACACACGTGTGTAGATTTACCATTGGATAAAGTTCCAGTACCATATGACATAAAATATGGCACGAAATTTATCAATAAACAGGGGGTAAAATTGTTAACAAAAGAAGAGTGGTTTGGTGAACCACCTGTAGAGTTGAAATACAACTCTATTCCAGTTGATGTAGCAGCAGCTGGTCGAGCAACACACCAGTGGTGCAGTTTAGTGAGAGGTGTTCGGTATGCGAATTCTACATGGAACCAATATTGGGCCATGCAGCGCATTTTTAAAGCAAGAGACAAAGAAAGTGAGTACCAGTTACATCAGTTGGAGTTGTCAATAGCTTTACTTAACTCCTTTCCAAACATGGTTGGCTTAATGAGGACTATGGGGGTGTCTATCATTAAGATTGATCGTGATTTACATAATACTTCCTTGTTGGATTGGGATTATTGTTATTCAATCACATCATATCCAACTTTGCCCACTTTACCAACGTATTCTTATTTTGAAATAATAGATATTTGCAGCCGATATAGATCATTAACTGATTTTTATTATAATTGGAGTGTGAAGATGTGTAACACTATTGGTGAAGCTTTAGTGGATATTACGTACAATTCTATTAGTCTCGTTAAATATAATGTCTATACTTATTGGCAGTCATTGAAAATGCCATTATTAGTTAGAACAGAGTGGTCTGAATTGCCAAGCCCAAAGAAAATGGAGAGGCAACGCATGGTTCAGGGCACATTACTTGAGACAAATGTTCAAGATAAAGTTATCATAAGCGTAAAAGATGAAATAGCCAAAAATAGTGGATCAGAAGCTAAGATGCCACGGTTATTTACTTCTTATGGAGTCGGGTGTTGTCTGGCTCCTGGAATACCGGATGTTGCAAAGAAACACATGAACGGGTGGTATATGTTCAATGTTGGTTCTTTACCGGTTTGTTTGATAGCTTATACGTTGCCAAAAACAACAGAGTTGGAGAAACTTTTTGACGAGTTAATTTCTGCTACAATGCGATCTGATAATTATTTATGTGTCGCATTTTATTCAGATGATTCGTGTTATGCAGGGTGTATTAATGGTGTACGCTTTGGATATAATGTTGACATATCTTCATGTGATTCTTCTAATGGTGTGCCCATTTTTTATGCAGTCACAAGTATGTTGTCTTCAATAGATAGCGTTATGGCTCCAAGATTATTGGAGCAATGTTGCGAACCATTGAAGTTTAACGTCAGCGAAGATCGTTCAAAAAATTTTTCCATAAAACCGCCGGGTGTGTTTGAAGGTTCAGGTACTGTTTTGACCACAGTTTTGAACCACACAGCCTCAGTTGGTATTGCAATTTGCACTGCTCATGTTTTAGCAGGTAAAATACAGTTCAACCAGCATATTGATGTGGAGCAATCCATTGTTGAAGGCGGTATGTTGATGGGTCATAAGATAACAGTTAGTAGTATTGAGGTAGATGGTGTTATTGAACCATCGAAGTTTCAGTTTTTGAAATATTCACCAATGCTAGCAACTCACAAAGCATTCAATAAGGAGAAGTACATACCCGTAAGGAATTTGGGTTGTATAGTTAAAGGTTTTGGGCAATTAAAAGAGGCTATGCAGGCAAGACAAATTAATATGTCTACTTCACAGTTCGCCATTATGACAATGTCAGAGAAATTTGACTTGTTTCTTAGTGGTGTAGTGAAAGGTTATTGTAATGAGCCAGAAACACCACTTTTAAATGCCCTACGCGCAAGGTTTTCTTGTGAATCTACGTTAGTGACAACTGATTATAAATTAGTTGACACTGATGGCGATTATTCACAGTATGTAGTTCGACCATCTAGTTTATTAGCTAGATATGGGGTTGAAAATTTTACTGATATGACACGCGTATTACTTGATTTGCAGGTTGGTGACGTTGTTACTGACTACGCAATGGAGAC